CAGCGCAATCAGATCAGCTTCACCCTTCATAAAGGTATACGCCTCAACCAAGCATCCGTACAACAACACGCTGTCGTAGTTCACACTCAGCCATGTAGCTCCGTCAGATGCGGTTACCAATGATTCTGGGTAGTAGTAATAGTGCAACTCAACTGTGTAGTTGGCATCCGGTGTCGGGCCAACAATAAATGACAACATATCGCTGACTGTCGTTCCGGTTACCTTCGGGCCAAACAAAGCATAGTGCTTCGGCGTACCTTTGGATGATGGATTTGGGTATGCCTCTCGGATGAAATTCACATCTTTATTTAGCAAAAATGTAGTGGACTCGTTGGCTGTACCGTAGTTCTGGATCACTGCCATTGAGTACACAGACAGAAAATCATCGGGGCAAGACAGATACCGATTGCTTGTTGTCACAGTCCCCGTCACGTTCTTACGCAAAGAAGGGAACTGGATGTTGTTGTAAATGCGCTGCTCAGCCTGCTCGATGAAACGGTTGATCTGCTGTGTTGAAGTAACAGCCGTTCCATCAGCAAGATACGTATCCGGAAACTGGTTTTCTGTGTAAGTTTGGATACTTGTAACCAGCTCCGTGTATGTCATGCCATTGGCCCTCTCGCCATAACGCCTTTGGTAGCCGCACCAACACCACGGATCTTGACTCCGTCAGTTTTAATAGGCTCATCGCCAGCAGACTTACTGATGTTGCCAAGAGTGACATCATATGTATCGGCTCTACTGCGATTGGGCGGGTAGCCTGGGTTTGTACCAAACTCCACAGGAGCTTGAGTCATTTTCTTGCCCGACATAGTGTGCGGTTCAGCATAGACGCTGGCAGGGCCAACTTCTTTGCCGTCTTTTTTCATGCTGTACTTAGCCATTACTTGCCCCTTTGGTTGTTGGCGCGAGCCATGTTACGACCAACTGCACGCATTTGCTGGCCGGTAGGGCCGCCTTTGGCCATTTTTTTTGCCACTCCGCCTTTGCGCAATTTGCTCAAATCGGTGCGCTCACCTTTATGTTCTTGCTTATCGTGCATGGCAATTGCTTTTTTAATCAGCTTTTTGTCTTGCGCCATATCGCTGTCCATCATTTCTTTCTTCGCCATGTTCAAACTCCTACGTTGTTGCTACCGTGACTGTACCGATTTGTACAGACATTGCCAAGACATTTGGCGTTAATCCAGCATCATTTGCCTGCGCGCCACCAACAGGGTTCCAGCCCCACTCAATTATCCGCGAACCACCTTCATTTGTGCCTACGCCGCTGGTGTTGGTTGTGCTGTTGATGTTGATTTGCAAGCCGCTGGTCCCGGATACCTGATAGCTAGTATCTGGCCTCGGCTCTCTGACTGCTTGCGCATCTTCAACCGGATACATACCCAGCTGGAGCTGCGGATGATCCTCTTCCCAGCACTCTGGACAGACTTTGATGTTGACCAGCTTAGTTTTGATCACCAATTTGCGAAGCGCAGTCAGTTTGTAGCGTTGACCACATCGGTCACACTCCGCAATTGACCATTTGCCTGACGCAAACTTATTAGGCATACATCATGTTCCTTGGAACATATCGATCAGATGCTTTATCTCTGTCTTCGGTTGATGCAAGCGCCCATTGCTCTTCATACTCAGCCTTTAAAAACGGAATCCGAGGCTGTGCAGTAGGAATCTTCTGAGACAAGTAGAAAGCAAGGCCGGCAACCATGCAGCTGATGAACCTAAATGGGATATCTTGGATGTTGGCACCGTCGCCCGCATCCTGAACCCTGCGCAAACGCCAATACACAAACGTATATTGACTGCCAGGTGAGTTTGGAGCAGGCCACAGGTTCACATTTGACAGCCAATTAGCGTAAATTGCTGCGCCGGCTGTATGTCCTGCGGCTGTTGTGTTGTTTTGGCCTCTGAAACAATTCAAAAGCTGGTTTCCAGACACGTTTTGGTATGCAATAGTCTCTGAATCAATGTTGATAAAGCCGGTTGTGGCCAGTTGGCTTGCATCACTGACAGTAATTGTGTCATCCGTGGACAAAATTGTCTGACTCAGCGTCACCGTGGTGGCATTGATGTTGCCAGACTGCCTGTTTACCCACAATTGCACCGGCTTTCCAGTCGCATTTTTGTTTGGAATGGTCGAATAGGTGTCTTGCGAAATGCGAGTTATTGCAATATCAGTCTGATTTGTATCAGACCCAGTACGAATAACTTGATCCAGCAGGTCAATCGTGTCATTTGGAATGGGGTACATTACTTGACCAGTCACCAAAGGTATCTGACCTTGCTCAATCGTCCACAAATTGATGCCGCGATTAGCCCATTCAATGGTCAAAAGGTTCAAAGACCTGCGCGCAGTGCGTAAGTCATATCCGCTGCGCAGTTCCGCGCCGCATCGCTCGTATGCCTCTTCAACCAGATCAGATAAATCTAGGTTAAAGCCGGTTGAACCAGATGTGTATGCCATTATTTTTGCTCGTCTTGGGCTTCTTCAACTACTGGAGTCTCAACAGCCACTTCAGGCTCCACAGCGGGCGTAGCCACTGGCGCAGACTCCACAACAGGAGCTGTAGTTTGTGCATGGCCTTCAATCTTTTCAATCAATTCTTGAATGTCAGCAGGCACATGATCCAGCGCCGCCTCCATGCGCTGCGCTTGATTGCGCAATGCATTGGCAATTAAATTGGCTTCGTCGTGCAAAATAGATAGCAAAGACATGATATTTCCTTATTTCATTTTCTTCAAAGCTTCAGCAAGACGAGCGCGCTGGCCAAGCTTGCCGGATTTTTTTGCTGCCGCTGCTAACTTCTTTGCAGGGATAGGTTTGTCGCCCTTTACTCCCAACTCAGCACGCAAAGCGCCAGGCTTTTTGATTGCTTTCTGAATCCATTTCTCAGCCATTTTTTGCCATCCTCATATTGTCAATTGAATATACGCCGTACGAACCTTGTTCATCAAGATATTGAATGGCTTTTTTTAATATTTCCGAAGAATCTTTTGCCATGCCCAGCAGAGTATTGCAAGTCAAGCACAGAATTCCGCGAAATTTTCCTGTTTCATGATTGTGATCTATTGCATACCCTCTTCTTCGCCCTTCATAAAGCATCAAGTCAGGTAAATCAATTGAACAAATAGAGCATAAGCCTTGTTGTTTTTCCCACTGAGACATGAATTCGGAATGTGCAACACCATACTTATATTTCAAATGCTGCTCAAGCCTTTTCTTTGGCGTACGACTTTGCCAACAATTTTTTTGCTTGTCTTTTTGGCAAGAGATGCACAAATATTGACCTTTCCAATATTGGCTTTCTTCTTTTTCAACAGAACAAACAGGACACATTTTCATTTTTGCGAGGCAATTCGTATATTGTCAACAGCATTTGGGTAAGGGCGACCAGCAGCCTTTGCTGCCGCCTTTGCCGCAGCCTTCTTCTCAGGCGATAGCTTTTTATGCTTCTTGGCTGGATTGGGCGTATCCCATACCTCTCCACCCTTTTTGTACTGGGTGAAGTCGGTATCGTCACGGCGCGCCTTCTTGGCACCCTTGGGCATTTTGGATGGGTTGATATCACCCATCCCACGGCTGGCCAACATTAGGCTTTTCCGCCTTTGCACATGGCTTCGACTTTTTCCTGCTCGTACTGGTGACCAGCAGCGTGCTTCATAAAGTCTTGGCTATGGTGCTTATGGCCAGCAGCATGCTGCTTTACATGGTCATGGTGCATTTTATGAGTCGGTGTAGGCTCATTCATGTTCGGTACTTTGCGTTCCATCTTGAAACTCCTTAAAGATATTTACCACGGGTTTTGCCGCGTGATGCGATTCCATCGCCACGGCGGGATGCTGAAGATTGAGCTGGCTTTGAAGAGCTGTTGGACTTTGCCTTAACTGCTCCGCCGCGCTTCATTCCAAGCTTTGGAAACTCACGGCCTAATTTCAAAGCTGAATTACCAATTTCTTTTAGATATGGGGCAGCGCTTTCCATGTATGGCTCAACTCGCTCGGCAACTGACTTAGCCGCACCTTTGCCGCGTGCCAATGCCTGTGCAGCTTCCATGATTCCTTTGGTACCAAGGCGACCAGGATTTAAATACATTTCAGGATGAGACTCCATGCCTTCTGCTTCTTGCGCTTTGGTTTGTGCAATCCTGCGTCTTAAAGCCGCATCAGCCCTTGCTTGAACGGCCAAGTTATCAGACTGTCTGGCGCTTGGAGTTGCTGCGGCTGCCAATTGATCTTTTGCAGAAGCCGCTTTTTTTGCAGCTTTAACTTTTTCAATATCAACTTTTTTGGCAACGGTTTTTGTAGGCGATGGAGCAATTGTGTA